AAGACCGGTGATGATACGACAAAGGTCGGATTTGACAAACAGGCAAAAAGAATTTCTCAAATTAGCTTTAGATAACCACACCAAGATTGTTTTTATTACTGGTCCTTCTGGTAGTAGTAAGAGCTTTTTAGCAACATTAGTTGCTTTGGAATTATTAAACCTAAAAAAGGTTTCTGACTTAATATATATTCGTAGTATAGTTGAGAGTTCAGATAATAAAATGGGATATCTCCCAGGAGACGCAAACGAAAAGCTTACACCTTATCTTGAACCTTTAATGGAAAAGCTTGACGAGTTACTCTGTAAAGCTGACATTAATATGCTCATGAAAGAGAATCGTATAGAAGGTAAACCTACAGGATATCTTCGTGGTCTTTCTTGGAACGCTAAAGCCATTATTATGGACGAAGCACAAAACAGTACATTTAGAGAGTTAACCACACTGTTAACCCGTGTAGGTCAGTTCAGTAAACTATTTATTTGCGGAGACCCGATGCAATCCGATATTAACGGCAAATCGGGTTTTGAAAAAATGTGTAATGTGTTTAACGATGCTGAGAGCCGCGACAAAGGTATCCATGTCTTTACATTAACCGAGGCAGATATTGTACGTAGTGAAATTGTGCGATATATTGTAAAAAAGTTAGAATTATATAATAAGAAAAACTAACTTTTATAACTCAGTCAAGCGCACTGGCGAAAAAAAAATATTTTTTTTCTTAGAGATAAAAATGTAAAAACAATTACAATACGTAAATAATATTCCCTGCAACTAAAACTATGATATTTGACGAACAGATTTCCCGCAAACCTAACCACTATCCATGGACTGAAGAGTTTATTGAATCCATGCATAATGGATTCTGGACGCACAAGGAGTTCAGTTTTAAATCAGATGTGCAGCAGTTTAAAGTTAAGTTAAATGATCAAGAAAGAGAAATTATTATCCGTACCCTATCTGCTATTGGTCAAATAGAAGTGGCTGTAAAAACGTTCTGGGCTAAATTAGGAGAAAATTTACCTCATCCTTCATTACAAGATTTAGGCTACGTTATGGCTAACACAGAAGTTATTCATAACAATGCTTATGAAAGGCTACTCACTGTACTCGGTCTTGAAGACGTATTTGAAGAGAATCTTAAATTGGAATGGATACAAGGCCGTGTAAAGTATCTTAAGAAGTACACACACCGTTATTATAAAGACTCAAAGAAGCAGTATCTCTATGCTCTTATACTTTTTACATTATTTGTAGAAAACGTCTCGTTAATGAGTCAGTTCTACATTATTAACTGGTTTGCTCGTAATAAAAATGTACTTAAGGATACCGACCAACAAGTTAAATATACTCGTAACGAAGAGCATATACATGCTTTGGTTGGTATAAAGATCGTTAACACTATTAAAGAAGAGTATCCAGAACTCTTTGACGAGGAACTCACAGAAAGAGTTCTTGCTGAAGCTAAAGAAGCATATGAAAGCGAAGCAAAAATCATTGATTGGATGGTTAATGGTATTAATGCAGACGGATTAACTGCAGCTCACCTTAAAGAGTTTGTTAAAGACCGTATTAACGAATCTCTTAAAGGTATTGGGTTCCCAGAGGTGTATGAAACGGATTCTAAGCTTCTCAAAGATACTTCCTGGTTTAACGAAGAATTACTCGGTAATAATATGACCGACTTCTTTCACTCTCGTCCTGTAGAGTACTCTAAAAAGTCACAAAGCTTTTCAGAAGACGATTTATTTTAATAAAAAGTATACTATAATATATAAAAATGAGTAACAAGAACATTTACTGGCTGAATAGCGACTCTCGCAAATTCCTTGAACGTGGTTATCTCCTGGACGGAGAGACTGCTGAAAAGCGTATAAGAGATATAGCTGAAACAGCTGAAGACTACCTCAAGTTAAAAGGCTTTGCAGATAAGTTTGAAGACTATATGCATCAAGGCTTCTATTCCTTGGCTTCTCCTATTTGGTCAAACTTTGGCCGTAATCGTGGTTTACCTATCTCGTGCTTTGGTTCATACATTGACGACGATATGGATGCTATTCTGTACAAAATATCAGAAATAGGTACTATGTCAAAAGCTGGTGGTGGTACATCAGCTTACTTTGGTAAAATACGCCCTCGTGGTGCACCTATTTCATCTGGTGGTGAATCTACTGGCGTACACCATCAGTTAACCGTATTTGAATCGTTAACAGATTATATTTCACAAGGTAATGTACGTAGAGGCTCATTTGCTGCGTATTTACCTATTGATCACAAGGATGTTGAAGAGTTTTTAAAGATTAGAGGTGAAGGGGATGACATACAGAACCTTTCTATTGGTGTTTGTGTAACCGATGAATGGTTAAAGTCTATGATTGAAGGCGATAAAGAAAAGCGCCGCATTTGGGGCTTAGTTATTAAGAAGCGCTTTGAATCTGGTTATCCTTATATTTTCTTTACTGATAACGCTAACAATCAAGCACCGCAAGTATATAAAGATAAAAACATTAAGATTAATCAAAGCAACCTCTGTACGGAAATTATGTTATCAAACGATAATGAAGAGTCGTTTGTTTGTGATTTATCTTCTCTTAATTTTGAGCAATGGGACAGCTGGAAAAATACTGATGCGGTAGAAACATTAGTATACTTCCTTGATGCGGTAATGACTGAGTTTATTAATAAGACCGAAAAAATGAAGTTTATGGTGCATCCAAGAAACTTCGCTATTAATCAACGTGCACTCGGTATCGGTGCCCTCGGTTGGCATACATACCTTCAGTCCAAGATGATTGGGTTTGAAACGATGGAAGCTAAGCTACTTAACACTCAAATATGGAGCTTTGTTCGTAAGAAAGCAGATGCTGCTACCGCACAAATGGCTGTAGAATACGGTGAACCACCTTTACTCAAAGGTTATGGCCGTCGTAATGTAACTACACTTGCTGTAGCACCTACCACCTCTAGTTCGTTTATTCTCGGTCAAGCTTCTCCTTCAGTAGAGCCTCTAAACTCTAACTACTTTGTAAAAGATTTAGCTAAAGGTAAGTTTACATATAAGAACCCTTATCTAGAAGCTTTACTTGAAACTAAGAAAAAGAATACAGAAGGTGTTTGGAAGTCTATCCTTATGAAAGGTGGTTCAGTACAACATCTTGAGTTCCTTACACCTGAAGAAAAGGGCGTATTCAAGACGTTTGGTGAAATCAGTCAGAAAGAAATAGTAATTCAAGCTGCTGCTCGTCAAAAGTATATTGATCAAGGTCAATCATTAAACTTAATGATTCCACCTAGCACCAAACCAAAAGACGTTAACGAACTAATAGTATTTGCTTGGGAGAACGGTATTAAGAGTCTTTACTATCAACGTTCTGCTAACCCCGCACAAGAACTAGCTCGTTCAATATTATCTTGTGCTAGTTGTGAATCCTAATGAGTCTTGAGTTAGACGATACACACTGTGTTTGCAATAATGTTTCATTTAAAGAGATTATACATCTCGTTGATAAACATAAAGATATAAAAACGATTGAAGATCTGCAGCAATATTGTCATTGTGCAGATAGATGTAGTTATTGTGAATCTGATGTACAAAAAATTATTGATCACTTTAAAAGCATTAGATAGTGGTAAGTACTTTTATGAAAAAGTATTTCGTAGTAGCGTTGGCATCTTTATTATTTGTAGGGTGTGTAGGGTTTCCTAAATTCGGGTTTAAATTAAACCCTGACAAAGTTGATACTACTACATCTGCTGCAGCTGTAGTTAAAGCAGAGAACACTGTTAAGCAAGTTGACCAGATGGCAGAAGCTAACAAAAAGGTTGATGATGCTCGCAACCAATTAGAATTACAGTATGCAAAGTTTAGAGCTGATTTGCAAAAAGCTTATGACGACGCAAAAAAGAAAGACGATGAAAACTTCGCTAAAATAGGTACACTAGATTACGGAATTTATATAGTTACTCAAGAGAAAAAGAAACAAGACATTAACACTCTTATTGCGCATTTAAGGGCAAAAGAGGTAATGAACCGTACTGACAAGTTATCTGCAGAAGATAAAGCAAAAGTAGCTAAAGAGGTAGATGATGAAAAGAATAAGACAATTGATCAATTATATGAAAAGTATAACGCTAGTGTAGAATTAGCTATTAATCAAAAAGCCGACTTAGATAAAGCCGAAGCGCTCATTGAACAAAAAGAAAAAGAGAAACAACAGATTAGAGAAGAACAACGCTTAACTATTAATAAACTAGAAGCAGAACAGAAAGCTCAGCTAGAAAAAATTAAAAAAGACACTGCAGATCAGGTTGAGATTGCGAAAGCAAATCAAAAAGCAGAAATGCTTGGTTATATTATTAAAGCTTTAGTTGGTGTTGGTGTTTTATTCTTAATACTTGCAGTGTTGTTAAAGAGTGTTACTTTAGGTATTGGGTGTTTAGCATCATTAGGTTTAGCATACGTAGCTGCTACCATACCAATGTGGGTGGTGGGTGCAGTAATAGGCGGTCTTATACTATTAATGCTAATTAATGCTCATTATAAAGCTGTAAAAGAAAAGCTTACGAAGCAGCCGGTGGCTCCAACTCAATAACTTCATTAGTTACATCAACAGTTTTAGATTTAACTTTACCGGTTAACTGAGCTATCATCTCTTCACGGGTAGCAACTAATATGTTAGTGTTACCTTGAGGTAAATTAAGATAACCGTCATTTTTAAGACGTTGTATTTCTTTTTTGCCTTCTATCTCTAGCTTTTTTAAATCTTTATTGGATTCAGCTTTTTTGTTCTGTAAATGTATTTTATTAATAGTTTCAATTGCGCCGGCACCAGCGGCTATAAGACTTGCCAAGCTTGCCATCTGTTCTGGATCGCCGGTTGCGGTAACTACTTGTTGTAAATCTTTAACACTTTTAACACTTAGAGTGGCTAATTCTGCAGAATTCTTTAATATAAAGTCCTGAATATCTTGCTCTGTTTTAGGTACTTCAACTTTAATATCTTCTACAGGTGTTTGTACATTTTCAATCTTTTCAACTGGCCTATTTAATCCAGCAATAAAATCATCAATTTGATTTATTACATTTTGATTATCCGATGCTGTATTATCCGGTAAAGGCGGTTGATTCACAATAATATTTATGGCAAGTCTTGATTTATCAATAATTTACTTTATACTACTTGGTTACGTTGTTTTTAGTGTGTCGTTTATGTTTAACCCATATGCCAGTTTGTATATATTTCATACCTTTCGCGCGTCTTGTATTTGCTTGTTTCTGTATATTGGGGTGTTGAGATATTGTAGATAGATACATTGCAAACTCACTGTTGCTCATATAAGCTAATTTAATAGCTCCTTTTTTTGCATTTTCATTACCTAACAACTTATTACTTGTTGATTGTCTACCTATATCATTATTTTTGTTTTTGCCTTGCTTTCTTACTGAGAGTTCTTGTTTTATCTCTTCCCACCTTTTAATACCTGCAGGTGTTTTTCTCCATTTTTTTGAGCCTTCTAAAAGAAGCTTTAATAAACCGTTATTAATATTTTGTTTCATCAACCTTGAGTGTTTTTCGTCTGCTAAAAGTCTTTTTTCAGATCTTGTTTTGTATTTATTCTTGTCCCCTATTTTCTGCTTATTCGTTCTGTCATCACCTTTCAAACATACTTTGCCGTGCTGAGGTTTAGTTACAAAATCTGCATCCCCATTAGTAAGATTATAAAATAACTCATTGTGCCGCGCATTAAAGTGTTTTAGCAATTTTTCTTCATACAAGCGTGCATCTGTATCACTGTCAAATGTTTTTAGACGTATTTTAATAAAGTTTTTAATGCCAGTATTTTTTATATCTTCAGTTAACATTTTGCTTGAGCCATAATAACTACCTCTATCTCTTTTAAGCACTTTATAGCCAATATAATATTTTGGTAATCCGTCTTTACTGTTCCTTAATTTATTAATAATTAAATATGTATATGCAGCTTTTATTTATATATTTACGTTATTTCTCCTCAATAACAGTTGATAATCATTATTATTAATATATTATACTGAGGTATATGGATATTATAAAAATTAGCTTCAAATCTCTTAATACGGATGCAAAACTACCTACTAAGGCCCATTCAAATGATACCGGGTGGGATGTATATTGTATTGATAACGTTGATATTAAACCTGGGGAATCTAAAATAGTGCCGGTAGGGCTGCAATTGGCATATATTACTCCGGGTTACTGGATACAAGTCGCTTGTAGAAGCGGGCTTGGATTTAAGCATAACCTAGCTGTACATCCAGGAGTAATAGACGAAGGATATAGAGGTAGTCTTGACATACTTTTTCGTAACTTTGATCTTAGTAGAACGCATTCTTTTAAGAAGGGAGATAAGGTAGCTCAACTTATAGTATACAAAAATATAGAAACCTCGGTAGAGTGGACTGACCAAGTAAGTGAAACTGCACGTGGTGAAAAGGGCTTTGGTTCATCTGATAAAAAATAATGTCTATTACAAAAAAATACGGTTTTAAAGTATGTATGGGGCAATTCCGCAATGAAGTGCCTGAACATTATGAAGACCCTAGTGAAGAGAAGCTTATTAGATTTTTTGAAAAAAAAGTTCTAGAGCTACAAGCACTTAATAAGTCTTTATACACTATGATTGAGCTCGGTGCCAATCATAGTTATTATTCTCTTTTATTTAAGCATATTCTAGGCAAAGATAAAACACTTAATATTATGATAGAACCTTTCATAGAACATATGAAAGTAGGTCAAAAGCACTTTGAAATGAATAGCTGTGAAGGTGTATTTTATAATTGCGGTGTAGGTAAACAATGGAATACAAGATCTCAGGTATTTGATTGCGAAAGTATAACCTTAGAGCAATTAATAAAAGAAAATAATATTAACGATTTAGACATACTACACTGCGATATTGATGGCTGGGAAAAAGTCTTAATAAAAGATGATGAAGATTTTTTTAAGCAAGGTAAAGCAAAGCTAGTATTTTTATTAACACATAACACAACAGAACTTTTAAAAGACTTTTTTAATACTACGCCATACACTTTAATATATGAAGTAGGAGCGGGTGAAATAGGCGGAGATGGTCTTTTAGTATACGAAAGAAAATAATGACAATTAATGAACAGTTAATGAATATATGGGTAGAACGTTATAGGCCGACTAAACTGGCCGATATGGTACTATCTGAGTCTTTACGTACGTTCGTAGAAGAATGTAAACGTAAAGATGAAATACCTAATATGTTACTTGTTGGTAATGCAGGTACAGGTAAGACCACATTAGCAAAAGTAATAATAAATGAAATACTAGATGCACAATACTTGTACATTAACGCAAGCGAAAAGAACGGCATTGACGAAGTCCGTACCTCTATTCTTACGTTTGCTCAAACTAAGAGCCTGGACGGCAAAATTAAGATCATCTTTCTGGATGAGTTTGATAACTTTACTGATGCAGGTCAAAGAGCTCTGCGTAACGTTATGGAGGAGTACGCTGGTAATACCCGTTTTATCCTCACTGGCAACTATCTACATCGTATTATCCAACCAATTCAGTCTAGATGCCAAGTTTTCACTGATTTTACTCCTCCTATTGGAGAATATGCTAAACGAATAAGTTTTATTCTACGTCAAGAAAAAATACAGGTAGGTAAGGAACAGATAGAAAAGATTAAAGAGGTTATTCGTTATCATTATCCGGATTTACGAAGAATTATTAACTATATTCAACGTAGTGTTGTTGATGGTGTATTGTCTATTAGTAACACAATTAATAACGAGGGATTCGCACAAGAGATCCTGGATAAAACCGTGAACAAAGAAGATCTTACGTCTATACGTAAATTCGTTATAGAGTCGGAACAAACCTTTGGAAATGACTATCCTAAGTTAATGAAAGATCTGTTTAATGCGGTGTATAAGAGCTCTATATCAGAAGATAAAAAAAGACTTGCATTGCTGCAAGTCTCTGAATATCTTTATCGTTCAGCTTTAGTAATGGATCAAGAGATCAATTTCTTTAGCTGCTTAATAGCATTAACTACCGTGGTGTGAGAATTTTGAAGCTTTAATTGCTGAAGCAGGATCGTTTACATCCCCGCCTGGTAAAAATGTCTTTTTAGGTGCTTTAAAACTAATATCTTCTGATATAGCTTCTTTCTTACAAGCACATACATTTTTACCGCAAATAGGGCAAACAGCTTCATCTAATTCGTCATTAGAAATTGCTTCTTCATCTCCGTCAGTAGTTGGAGAAGTAGTAAATTCATTTGCTACTTTTTGAATTGCTTCTCTGTCTTGATTTAATTCATCAAGTTCAGTTGGATCTAATGGAGTACCATCCATGAATACTGCAGCTACAGCCATTGCCGAGCTATAATCAGGATCGTCTAAATCAACGTTATCAAGTTCAACTGAACTTAAGTCAACGTGTTTACCGTTAATGTAAGGACCTTCATTAGGGTTCTTAGCAGGTGCATATTCAGTTTCAATGGAATTTTCTGCACCACCGGCTAATTGGTTACCATCAGGAGAACCTACTCCACCTGACATTGTACCTACATCTTCGTTAAGAATCTTAATGTAAAGGCTATCTAAAGCGTTTTCAGTTTTTTGTAGTGTAGATTCTTTTAGCTCTTTAGCTTTCTCTAAACCTTTTACTTTAGGTGGTAATTCATCATTATAAGAATTTGCACCTACAGAAGGTTTTGTATTTTTTTCAGCTAATTTGTAATCGCCTTTTTTGATCCAGTTTTGTTTTTTACCGAGCTCGTTCTGATCTTCAACAGCTTTACCTTTATGCCATTTGTGTTTACCAAACTCGGTTGGTCCTGAAACACGTTCTTCAGTATCTTTTTGTCCATCCGGTACAGAAGCTAAATCAGCACCTGTATTAATTTCTTCTAAACATTCAACTGGTATAGTAACTAAATTACGCCATGCACCTGGTGCATACTCTTCATAACAATCAGCAAGATTAGCTGGTGCAGCTCCTGAACCTTCTGCACTGTATCTAGACGCTACACTATCGTTATGTAAACGTCCAACTCTAATGTTGTTTCCAGTTTTAATGATATATTTGATACGTTCTTTAACATTCTCGCCTAACTTTTTAAAGTTTTCGTTGTTCTCGTAGCCGGATTTTAATTTTACAACATCTCCAACTAAAAACCCGTTTCCGTTAGTATAACGATCATAGGCTTCCTGGAATAAAGAGTTAAACTTACTGTTTTTCATATAATGATAATACTTACTCCTTCCCTAAGTATTTTACAATGCCATCCATAAGTTTTACAGGTTTACAGAAAAGTACAGTTTCTACTAAAAACTATACATATTCTGATTTGCATTTAGATTTCGCTAACCCTATAGTTAAAGACTTAACTTCAGATTATGATGCAGCGGCAGTAAAGAATTCAATTTACGCTCTATTCAATACATTACCTGGTCAGAATTTATTAAATCCAACATACGGATTAAATTTAGCTCAATACTTGTTTGAACCTGTTTCTTCGGTTATAGGTAACAGAATTGGTAATGCCATATTAAATGGATTAACTACATATGAACCTAGAGTAACTGTACAGAATATAAACATACAGATGAATCCAGACGAGCAAACTTATTATATTGAATTAAATATAACAATGCCTTATTTAAACAACAGTACTCTTGTTGTACCTGGAGTCTTAAGTAAGTCAGGCTATATCCTTTCCTAAAGATGTCAACAACATACACAGACGCATCAGCATTAAACATTCAGCCAAACGAATATATTGCGTTTGATGCTACAACCATTAGAGATTTTATACGTAACCGTTTAACACAAAGCGGCTTGTTCACAGATCAGTATCTTGAAGGCTCCAACCTCAACGCAATCACTAGTATTATTGCGTACTCGTTTCACACATTGATGTATTATCTAAACAAGACTTCATCCGAGTCTATGTTTTCAGATGCACAGATTTACGAAAATATTAACCGTGTTGTAAAGTTAATTAACTACTCTCCAATCGGCATACAAACAGCAACTACAACGTTTACGTGCTCTGCTACTAGTGATCTAGGAATAGGTTCATATACTATACCGCGTTATACTTTTATCCGTGTTGGCAACTCTCCATACACCTTTAATCAAGATGTTACTTTTACAAAAACACTTACTGTAGGTCAATATCTAGAAAATATAGGTAACCAGACGATTCTTTATCAAGGTAAATGGACTGAGTACCCACTATACAACGCTTTAGGATTAAGCAATGAAACAGTATTTGTTGCTCCTGGTAGCGCAGTTTACGTAGATCATTTCAATATTGATGTATATGTAAAAGACATTACCACTAAGAAATGGTCACAATGGACTCGTACAGAATCGTTATATCTACAAAATGCTACAGACACAACATTTGAAGTAAGATACAATGAAAGTCGTAATTACGAATTAAAATTTGGTGATGGTATTAACGGTAAAGCTCTTAATTCAGGGGATACCGTTGCCGTATATTATTTGGTATCTCAAGGCACACAAGGTGAAATCAGCGCTAGTGCATTAGATAATTTACCTGCTGTAATATATAGCACAGGTCAATGGAACACCATACAAGCTGATGTGTTTAGTACAGATTTACAGTATCTAGATGATACCAATATAACTACATTACAGTTTGATAATGCTAACCCATCTACTGTATATACTGATGCGGAAAGTCCTGATAGCATTCGTTCAAATGCTCCTGCTGCATTTAAATCTCAACATAGATTAGTAACTGCACAAGACTATAAAAACTTTGTACTATCTACATACAATAACATTGTACAAGATGCTAATGTATATAGCAATAATGATTATGTTAACAATCACTTGCGGTACTTGTATAATATTGGTTTAACTAACCCTAATCAAGATAACAGAGTATTATACAATCAAATTGCATTCTCTACTGCATGTAATTTCAATAACATTTACATTTATGCCTTACCAAAGGCTACCCCATTAAATACAAATAGTAATATAAACTATTTAACACCAGCGCAAAAATCTCTTATTATAAATGGCGCTGCTGATAAAAAAACTTTAACTTCAGACGTCATTATTATGGATCCGGTTTATAAAACCGTAACAGTGGGTTACGGTGACGGAACTGATGCTGATATTAATACTATTATTTCACAAACTAGATTAGTAGTAAAATTAGATCGTACAGCAAAGATTTCTACCCAGCTTATACAAAACAAAATAACAGGTATCGTACAGTCTTATTTTGATCCAGCTAACATAACACTAGGTTTTAATATTGACTTAATTACATTAGCTGCACAGATAGAAAGTATATTAGGTGTAAGCAATGTATACACACAACGCTTAGACACTAGTGCAATTATACAGGGTATATCTTTAGTAGTATGGAATCCTTCTTATCCTGATAATGATATAACAATTACATCTAAAAACTATCAACTACAAAACTTCCAAGCGCTTTATTTTAACGATATTACCGACTTCTCAAATCGTATTATAGTTACATCAGATGTTACTCAAGACACGTCTGTAATAACCATTTAATAAAAAATGGCTATTTCAAATTACATAAACACTGCAGGGTTTACCACTCAAATAGCAGACACTCGGGTAACTGCTACGAGTGGTTACGCTCTCGCAACGCCTGTAATGATTACAGTAAGTACTGTAACCGGCGTACAACCAGCTACTGTACTTAACTTATATTCTTTATTTGTACAGTACGGGGACGGTACTGAATTAGAGATCACTCAAGTAACTGATAGTATTATTACGAGCCCACCACACACGTATAACTGGCCTGGAGAGTATGAAATTAAATTAATTGTTATACCTAAAGATGGTTCTGCATCTGCTATATATTCTAATACATTTACAGTATGGAATTATATTGTAGACAATTTATCATGGGTATATACTAAATGGCCAGATGTCGGTAACAATTTATCTTCTGGTGCTTTGTTTCATGGTTATCAATCTTGTCCGCCAGGATTCTTAAATCAGGCAACCCCTTTAACGTTTCAGTTTAATATATCTAATGTAAATTTACAAAATATTGTATTTAATTTATATGTAGATAATTCTTTATCTCAACCTTGGGAAGTTGCAACCCCTAACAACAAATATGCTCAATTAAGACCGCGGTGGAGGTTTACTGATCTTGAAGGTAATGTTGTCACTTCACTAACTGCAAGTAATTTCTCGCCTGTTTACATTAATTCATCAGGTAATATACAAGATAGTCCACTCAGCGGTACATTAGTTGGTTATACAGGGTTTGTAGATTTTTATTATATAGACGATTTACCATCAATGGGTTACGGTACTGTAGCAGTACCCACCATATACGTTACATATGAAACTAATGCTGTTTATAACCAGCAAGACGTAAACGATGTAAATGTACCTTCATATGCAAATTCTCAAGTTGGCCTTACCACTCAATTTTATGTAAAGACGCTATCAGCTGATCATTTAGGTATTACAATAGATGGCGGAACCATACCTTTACCAAATGTAATATGGCCAGACACCGATAGTACTTTTTTTGCAACCGTTAATAGTTCATATACTTCAGATCCAAATTTCAGTAACAAAGTATTACTAAATTATCCTTTACAAGGACCTGGTGCATTATATAATAACGTTAACGCTATAGTTACACCCACTAATGCTGCTACAGTATATAACACTTCTTTTAAATTTAATAGATACGATTATTTAAATAGGGACACTGGTGGTTATTATAAAAATATAATTAGTACATTACCAGCTTCAAGCATAGTTAATTTCGTTACAAGTGTACCCGGCACACTAACAACTACATTAATTTTAAGCACTGCTAATTTTAGCAACATAATTGAACCAGTACCAACGTACTACTCATTAGCAAATAGACAAGCCGTACTAGGTGCTAAGAGCCCTAGCGTGTTTGTTAGTACCGCAGTAATATCAGGTAGCTACACATTTAATATAACAGATTTTGAACAAACCTATTTTGTACGTAAAATAAATGAAAGCTTTAATTACGGAGAGAATTTACAATCATACGCGTTACAAGAATTTATAGCGAATGATACAAATTTAATAACTTTCCTATCTGCAATTGCTGGTGATAATGTACATCCTACAGAAAACTTTGGTACAGTAGCATACGAAAAAATAGCTAATTTTGTATCTAACAATCAAGATGTATATACTTCAGGTGTTAATCAATTATACTCTCTTGCAAGTATGATAGATACAAAGTTTGATAATTACAATTTTGTATTACCGCCTGTATTACAAAGACAATTTGACTTATACAGTACTTCTCACGAAAGACTCTGGGGTACAAGAGAAAAGTGGAATACTAATTTTGATGCCACCTCTGGCCATACCAACTTAGGAGATCAATTAACAGCGTATAACGTTTTTACCACCACTGTTACTGCTGGTAATTTAATTGTTATAAATGATGTATTTAATACAAGTTTTTACGAATTACTAGAAGTGCCTGTTATAAAATCATATAACGCTGTTGTTGAAATCTATGCAGCTAAGGGTATACCATTAGATCCGTATTTTACTAATTCATTATCGTATCCGTTAACAACTTACCCATTAAGTGCGTTCTGTGGCTGGGGACTTAAATTACCAGTTGCAACGTATTACAAATTCTACGTATTTAATCCTGTTTATAGCAATACGCCTGTTAACAATCTTATTGACTGGAATCAATACACAGATGGCAGTTTATATACAACGTTAAATGAATCTGTATCTTCTTTAAGTGCGTGGTATGCTGATAGTGGCATACTTGAAAATATATATACATATTATATTACTGAAGGTTTAAATTTAATGCCTAGTAAATACTACAATCCGACCTAATGCTTACATTTCAAAAGTTTTTTAAAAAACCGCAAATAATAAAAGAAGCGGAAGAAAGTACCGACACAATGGGCGCGGAGATAGAAGGTCATTTGTCTCATCTGGAAGACCTTGCTATTGAAAAAGGTATAGACGGTTTTAATGAAGCATTAGTACAAGTAAATCATTTTTATAAACATATTATTGGTTTAGGTAGTATTAGTCAAACTGGTGTTAATTTAAAAGTTGATGGTTCGCCTTCTTTATTTTTCGGTGCTGATCCTGGCGGTAAACATGATCTATACAAAAAACGTTTAGGTCAGTTCTTTATTGCTACAAAATCTGTTTTCTCTTCAACTGAACCTAAATTAATTTACTCTGTAGAAGATGTAGATAAATTTTATACAGATGAAAGCCTAGAATTAAAAAATATACTTAAAACCGTTTTACCTTACCTTAAAGCAGGTTATGACGGTTCGGGTAATGTGTATAACGGAGATTTATTATTTTCTCCAGAAAGACCTGCATTACAAAGAAATATCAATGGTGAGGAATTTATCACTTTTAGACCTAATACTATTGAGTATGCAGTACCAGTAGATGATAAGTCTGAACTCTATCAAAATGTAAAAGATGCTGTAATGGGCATAATAGTACATAGTAAATGTCATCCAAGACAGCAGGAAGACGGTTCGTTTAAATTATTCATGGCTAGTCGCGATGTTACCTCTGTTGTAGCTACATTAAAAAATGTAAGAGGTGTGTTTGCAGAAGGTTCAGCTCATCAAAATTTAAACATTGCAGTAGCACCAGAAGAAAAAGCTGTTTATGAAAAATTCTTTGCTGATGCACGTACAAGATTAAAAAATATAGATGTAATTTTTAATCAGCAGTATATTAGTAACAAATTACTAGTAGCCACCTTTCAAAAATATTTAAACTATACTGTACGTCAAAGCAGTAGTATGTTTAAACCGCAAAACGTTGAAGGTGGTATTTTTATAAACTCTAAAGAATACCTAGAAGGGTTTAAAACGTATTTAAGTAATGAATATGATAAAGCGGGTGCGAAATTAAAAGCAAAAGGACAAGCAAATGCAAAAGCAAGAAAAGATCAAGCTTTACATTTCATAAACTCTAATGCAGATTCTTTTATTAATCTTATTGATGCAACATATGATTTATCTCAAATAAAATTATTAATACATCGCATACTCAGTAACAATGTATTACCCGCATTAAAAGGATTAAGAACATTTACATATCAAAATGGTGGCTACGTAGATATGAGCGGAGAAGGGCACGTGCTTTATATAGGTACAAGTGCCAACAGAGTTAAAATTGTTGATAGAATAGAATTTAGTAAACAGAATTTTGAAGTTGGTGGTAGACGTAATCAAGTTGGAGCAGCTCCAATTACGGAAGAATCCCCTGCAGTAGTACCAAACAAAACAGTTGGTATTTGTTTTGGTCGTTGGAATCCACCTCATAAAGGTCACATGGCAGCCTGGGAAAAAGCTTCTACATTCGGGCCATTCTATATTGGTACTAACGAAAATACAGTAGGACCGGATGACCCGTTACCTTTTAATGTAAAAGTAGCTTGTATGGAGTCAATATGGCCTAGAATAAAAGGACATATACTTGCCGAAAAAAGCTTGCTATATATGGCTTCTAAGGTATATTCACTACAAGGAGACAATGTGGATTTAAAAGTATGTACAGATGAAAACTGGCTTGTACCGTTATTAAAGAAATATAACGGTAAAGAGGGTGTGTATGGACAATACAATTTTGCTAATATTGAACAAGTATTCACACCTCGTTTAAGTAGTGCTACTAGTGTACGTAAAGCTGTACGTAATAATGATAAAGAAGCTTTTGCAGCAGCTGCTGGAGTACCACCAAACACTACTATAGTAGTAGACGGGTTACCAGTTAACTTTTTTGATATAGTAGCACATTACTTAAGTCAATATCCAACACGATAAATATAACAATGGCTGATTTAAATAAAATTTATACCGATCTTTTAAAAGGTAAGCAGTATATACGCAAAGTAGATACAGCCAAGGTTTACGAGCTTATACTTGAAAATGATGCTATGCCTGCAGATCTTTCTACTGATAGACCGCAAGCGCCTGCTCCTGTAATTAATAGAAGAGGTCGCTTACCCGGAGTAAAAAACAGAACACCAGAACAAAGAGCAGCAGCTGCAGCCGCAGCAAAAGCAAAACGAGACGAGGAAAAAGCGGCTAGAAAAGCTCTAAGAAGACAAGACACTCTAGCAAGGGCTGCAGCAACAGAATTAGAAAACAAAAAAAAGAAACAAGAGTTGTATGATTTAACTATAGAAAAAGCATTAATTGAAGCTGGTTTACAAGATGTAGAGGTAAAAGGAATAGATTTAATGAACCCGCATATTGATCCAGCAGATCAAAAAGTGTGGAACGCTTTATATAAAGTAACACCAAGCAAGGAAGGAAGCGAGTCTACAGAAGGTGGTACGAAAGGTTCAGGTAATGGTGAAATGGCATTATATTATTTTTTAAAGAAAAAAGGTTACGAAGTTAAAGATACTCGTACAAGCTCATTACCAGACTTAACAGTTTATACACCTGAAGGTGATTTAGGTTTAGAAATAAAAGCAGAGTATGAAAAAAAAGAAATAGATATAGGTAGGTGGCGTGGAAGAGACCAAACAATGCAAAGGCTTATTAACGACATTCTAAAAACAGGAGATATTATAAAAAGTTCTAATTCTCCAATTACATTTAGTGAAAGAAAGTCTGGTTTAACTCTACAAACGGCAAATCCAGATAATTTTACTACACACACTCTCGTAGAAGCATTTGAGCATATTTTAAGCTACGTTAAAGAAGCAGAAAAGTATGATCAAGGAGATGAAGAAGAACAAGTTTTTGAAAGCAAAATAGAAAGAGCTGTAAAGGGAAGTATAGATTTTATTTTTAAGGAACTTAAAGTTGATAAAAACAATACTACTGCAGCTTTATGCGCGAAGCATACCTGGGCAAAAATTGTTGAATATAAAATGAGTGTAAAGCCTGGAGACGGAGGTATGATAGCTAACGTTAATAGAGACGGTAGCCATATAGAATGGTATAAAATTAATTTAAACACAATTAAAGATAAAATTCTTAGTTCAGAATTTTACAATATAATTGTGAGTGGATCTGCTCTTAAAGTACCTAAAAAGTTACTAGAATCTTAGTACATACACTCTTTAACAAGCTCTTCAATGTGATGAAGCGCTTCCATAACAGCTTCCATCTTTGGATGAGATTCTTCGTGTAAGTTGCCTTCTGCCATCCAATTACCAGCACATTCTTTAGCATTAGTTAAATGCTGTATTAATAATTCTCTGTGACCGGAAGGGGTAGGGTGTTCTTCTTCACCTATCATCGTGTCTCCACCACCTGGTTGAGAGTAGGTATTAATTGTACTTGTAGAGCCTGGACCAGAAGACCAGCATTCAGCTTTAACTGAACCGTCCTCATTCCAGCATTCTGCAATAGGACGACCTGCTGTATGGTCCCAACACTCTTCTCTAAACATTTCTTTTCTTAAATGTAAAACCGCGCTTTCTTGTACTAATTCGTATTTTTTAGATAAATCGCTTTTTGTATAATTGTACTTTTTCATAAATTGTTTTTTTAACGTTGCCCTTCTACACCACCCATACCGGTTACTGTACCACCACCGGAACTTAATCCGTAACCTTCTTCCTCTTCTCCGCCTTCTGGTTCATAGCTTGACTCATCTTTTACTGGTTCAAACTCTTCACCGCTGTTCTTTTCTTCTTCTAACTTAGCTAATACATCTTGCAACATATCAGCAGCTTGTGTAACATGAGTTACCATCCAAGCTTTTAGAGGTGCATTTTCATCCATCATCTCTAAAATTTCATGTAGTTTAGGTGCTACTTGTGCAGCCTGTAAAGCCTTAGTTCTAGCCATTTCTACATTATGATCACCTTTATGTGTACCGTCATCATTAATTTCTGTTTCCAAGGGATTTTCTTGGATTAAACTATATTTTTCAGCTAAGAGAGTGTACACATTGCGTTTCATATATTATATTTACTCAATCCAAATAAAAATACATAGTAGTTGCTTTAATAAATAACACATCTATACTAATAAAATTATGGGAATGTATGATATAGTAATAGTTAAAGATAAGCTACCTTGGACAGATGAAATGTGGGAAGAGGG